TATTTTATTCCAAAGTCCTTTTTAACCTGTTTGATAATTTCATCTTTTGACATTTCGGTTATGTCGCGCTCGGCTTCCAACTGTTTGAGTAATTCGCCTTGCATGTCACGTATGAATTCTTTTGGTTCTTTGACCTTAGCTTTGCCGCGATTGATATTGTATTGCATGGCTATATTCACGGCGGCATAGTATTCATCATTCTGCCAGCCCCACGGCTCTAGCAGATAGAATAATTGCCACGATCTAAACTCTGGATATGTCAATGCCCGAACTTCACTGATTGATTTTGAAAGAGCCAACCCTAACCGATGTTCAAAGATTCGGTCAGGGTCGGCTATTAGTTTTTTACTTCATCTTCAATCTGGACATCTCCAGCCATGCCGCTAAATTTTACGATCTCAATTGCAATGCGTCCGATCACCGCACCGTTTTTCTTTTTCAAATCGTCAATGTCGGTTTGCTTGAATAGCGGTGTGCCATCCTCATTACAGATACCGCAAACGCAAAGATAAGCGTCATGCCCGTAAATATTGACAGCGGATATTTCTTGATTTTTGGCTTTGCTGTCTTGCTTGAGACGGGTATCACCGTATTGGCGTTTCAGGTAGGTATCTTGTTCGCCGCGTGATAACTGGCGAATAAAGATATTCCCGTCCCACTCAGGGACGGGGATTTCTTTTATTTCGATGTCAATTTTATTGAGTATCTGTTCACGAGATAACATTGATCCTGCTTTCTTTATACGCTATATGTTGCCGCGCCACTCAGTTTGATTGTGCCGCTTAACTGCGCTTGCGCGTCAAGTGGCAACTCGCCTTCCAACGCGGTTAGATGTCCCGCGAAGGCGATTGTCAAAATTGAGCCGGGCAGAATAATCTTCCAATTCTGATTTGTGTTTGTTGCGAACGCGGCGCGCAAGCCTGTAGTTTTGTCCTGTGTCGCATTAGTCGGCAACCAGTTAGCCTTAAATGTTACTTCGCCAGCATCGCGCCAGCCGCCAATAAATTCACGGTAGCCGTTACTTGACGAATTGCTGGATACCTCAATGTCATCGCGTGATTCGTTCGGAGGTGTCAATTCGATAATCTCGGCAACGGCGGTGAAATTTTCAGTGCCGCTTGCGCCATCGCCTAATTGTAATTGTGAGCCATACGCCCACACTGCAGAAGTTGTCATTATTTTTTTCTCCTATGGGTACGCGGCGGGTAAACGCACCACTGCGAAAGTTACTTCGGCGGCGGAGGCAAGCAAGGCAATCGTTTTGCCAGATGCCTGCCAACCTTTTGTATTTGTGAGTCCGCCTGTCCAGAGTGCAATGTCAAGAGTCGCCAGTGAGTAAGCTGTCAAATCTTCCGTGCGCCCTTTTTCATTCGCGACGCTCGTGATTGTTACCGTGTTTGTGCCAGTCGTGTTTTTCATTATCAAAATTTCGCGACCTGTGCAAACGAATGTATTGCCGTTGACGTTATCAGCCGCCTCGAAAGCCACGTCAAGTTGACCAGCGGTTACATCGGCGAAGGGGTCTTTGAGTTGCGTAATTGTTAATGCTGTTGGAGGTGTCATTGTTTTTTATCTCCTTTATGGATACCCATCAGGCAGAGTCAACACGGCGATCTTTACAGCCACATTGCTAACCAAGACGGTGATTAGTTTTGCCGCCGTCTGCCAGCCTTTGGAATTGGTCAAGCCCAGCCCGAACGATGCAAAATCACCGGCGGCTAAAGTGTAGGTTATGCTCGCGGCGCGGTTCTGCTCGTCGTCCTGGCTCGTGAATGTCACGGTGTACGGATTTGCGCCGTCCGTGTTCCATACCAAAATAACCTGCCGCCCCGTGCAAGTAATCCCAACGCCGGGGGTAAGCGTTCCTGCTGTCCAGGGGAAGTCGGCCAAACTTCCGGTTGTGCCGTATGCCGCCCAGGGACTTAGCATTTGTACGTTTGTGATAGCAGTCATTTATTTTTCTCCTTCAATGCGTTATTCAAAATTTCATAACGCTGTAATTCTGGATAATGTTTCAAAATATGCAAAATCATGTCATCTTCATTGTTTGCGTCCAGTCCGCAAGATGAACATTTATAAATCGGTAAAACGCCCGCCCACATCGCAAGTGTGTAAAACGGCTTCGGCTGTGCCACCTCCGCCACTGGCGCGCTGTTGGCTTCCTCTTGATAATCAAAATCTTTTTTCTTCGGCATTATTACCTCACGAGTAATTAATCATGTAATCCATGCTAATCCGGTATAGTTTTAAGTCGGGGTCGCTCATGTCGTTTTTTCTTTGGCGAAATATCCCGCCGACCTGATAAACATCCATCGCGCCGCGATGACCCTGTAATGCCGAATGAACGGCGGCGGCGGTGTCGTGTGCCGATTTGTAGCTGGTCGCCCATGCGTCAATTTGTACGCGTGCCGCGAATAGTTGCGCGCCGTCAAACGATGTGAATACTGGCTCGCTTATCAGGTTGTAAACCAGGCAAGGAAACGTTGTCGGCGCGTTGGTTGTCGGGTCGGGTATCCTGCTCGGATAGATTCGAGCTGACACCAATGCTGTCACGCTGGATGTATTGAGTAGGTGAGTGGCGAGTCCTGACTCTATGCTCATAGCATCGCCTCAATTTCTCGTTTCAGCGTGACTGTAATAGCCTGCTCGATCTTCGCCACGTTGTTATCAACAGCGGGTCGCATGTACGGACGCGGCTCTTGATTGTATTTTCTGCCGAGGCTGTCGGTTTCCATAAATCCGAACTCAAGCCGCGCGGCGTAGATAATGCCCGAACCGATTCCCATCGTTATTGAATCGCTTGACTGCGAATCAACCCATGTGGAAATTGAGTTGACCAGCACGCCCGTGTCAACTGCGGGGGTTTCGCCTGGGGCGGATGCTCGATGTGTTCCATACTGGATGCCTGAGTGAGACGCGGCAGACATTGATATTTTTGCGGCGGTCTCAATAACCAACGCTCCAGCGGTAGCGGCTTTTTTCAACGTGCTACCGCGCACCTCTGCGTCCATGCGATTCAACGCGGCTGTAAATTGTTCGATGGTGTAGGTTTTGCCGCTCATGTGACGATCTTCCTCAGCAATACGCGGATCCCGCTTGGACCTCGCTGGATGGGTGAGACAATTTCAAATGTCAGCGTATCAGGATACTCAGCATATCTGGCGGTTACTTCGATGCGGTCTGTCTCGTCAATTTTTGTGGACAGTGGCAAGCGTAAAACAGCATCGTAATTTACAACCGTATTGCTTGCGTTATTTCGTTCCGCTCCTGATTTCATATCGAGTCCGCAGGCCGATATTGATCTGGTTGCGTATGTTGGCGCGTCCTGCTCGTTGTATTCATTTAGTGTTCCCGCCGTGCGCGCCAAAATATTACATATATCCTGCATGTGTTCATTTTGTGCGATACGCATATTTTGAAGGTCAGCGGAAGTGAACATCAGTCAGACTCCGGCAGGTTTGCAATCCAATAATCATCGCTGGTCGTTTCAGAATATTCAGTCGGGCTCTGGACCATCCTGACCGTCGAAGGCAATCGCCTCGAACGGTAATATCGGCACTGTTTCATGTACTGCTCGTACTGCTGGCTCTGCGAATAATTTCCGCCGTCAGCCGCGAAGTCGAATTTCACCGCCACCGCCCCGGCTTTGTCCTGCCACACGTCCGCCGCAGTTGCGTTCAGGTCGTAGGTGGGAAACCAGTCATCGTTCCAAACGCCATCATCATCCGTGGGACCTTCGCCCCATTCGTCAATGTGCGGATACGCCTCGATCATGCTGATCAGCAACGCGTCCGAATAGGTGGTCGTGGTCGGTTCCGCCGTCATCCGCCGCAACTGTGCAATCATCGCCACGCTCACGTAGGATACCGAAACCGTGACCGTGTATTCATTCGTGGTCGCGTCGCTCGCCGTGACGGTGTACACCACCGGATCGGTGAAATCGTTGGCGGTGACCGCGGTTGTCTGCGCCACGCCCTCCACGGCAACCGATGCGCCCGTGTGCGTAAACGTCGCCACCAACGCCGTCACATCCGTGCCAACTGGCACAACGACAGCGATCTCCGTTCCACTGATAGCGCCCACAGCGG